CTAATTTAAGAGGTCTATTTCATTTAGTTTTTCTATTATATTTTTGCTCATTTCTTCAGTTACATGAGAATATATAGAAAGAGTTGTTTGAGGGTTATTATGACCCACCCTTTCCATGATGGACTTCAAAGGTATTCCAAGCTCAGTTAATAAAGCAATATGAGTATGCCTGAAAATATGTGTACTTAAATTTTTAGATGAATTTATTTTTTTTAGTCTGCTATTCACAACAGAAATGTTATATGGTTTATTGTTTTTATAAATAAATATATAATTATCTTTGCTTATTTTATCCTTTGGATATTTTAAAGGATATTCTTCGATTATTTGAAGGCATCTTTTAGGTAGCGTGATTTTTCTATCTGAATAAATATTTTTAGTGGTTGTTTTAGAGTTAGAAACACTATCCCATGTACCGTTTATATGTAAAACATTATTTTCAATATTCTTGTTTTGAATTGCTACACATTCTCCAAATCTTAGACCTGTAAGTGACATAAATTCAATTAATAATGCGGTTGACTTATCTATTACTGCCATATCTTTTATGACTTGTTTTAATTCGCTTCGCTCAAGATATTTTTCTTTTTTCTTTTCCCTTTGTTCTAAAGTTAAGACTTTCTTTTTGATTTTAACATTAGAAATAGGATTAATTGAAAGATATTCTTTTGATATAGCGTAGTCTAAGACCATATTAAAAGATGCCTTAAGAGTTTTGATGTAAGAATAAGAGTAATTTTCTTTATAGTATAGTTTTTCCAATATCTCTAAAATGAAAACAGAATTAACATCTGATAACAAGGTTTCTTCACTAACTAAACTTCTAATTTTTTTCTTTGCGGTATCTCTTAACGAAGCTGTTTTAGCTTTTACGGTTTCTTCATAAATTGAAAAATATTTGTCTTGGACCTCCCAGAAAGTGATAGAAGCTATTTTATTATGCTCGTCTTCAATTTTTTGTTTTTCTTTTTCAAGTTTTGCATCTATTTTATTATACAATAGCCTAGAAGCTTCATTTTGCGCCCTAGAGCTATTTTTATCTAGTGTTACTGATACTTTCCTTATCTTACCTTTAGTGTCTGTATAGCGCTCACAATACTTATATTTGCCGTTAGGTAAATCTTCTACCCACATTTGCTTTTTATACCTCATTTCTGATAAAATGGTATAGTAAAAAGCTTATTAAAAGCTTTTGTACTACTTTATAGTTTAAATCCGCCCTCGCCGTCCAAAGTTTGGGCGGATTTTTTATTTATTAATAAAATACAGCTACTAATGCGGGTACTGTAATTTTCCCTCCTAAAGTAGAGGTATAACTATATAGACCATAAACATTTCCATAAATTGTTATTTGATCATCTTCAAGTAGACGATGTTTATTCCAATTATCTGAGTCTATTTGTACCATGTATATATCATCGTATCCGTCTGCTCCAGTAGCGACACGAAGCATTGCCCCTCCGCTATCCATGTCTTGAGCTTGGATTACTTTACCTGTAATTTGTAATTTTTCTCCTGCATGACTATTCCCGTTTCTAGCCATTTCATCATATGTAGAAGTTGGATAAGTAGCTGGGTTTGTTTTATCAGCTTCCTCTTTAGCCTTAGCGTCAGCTGCAGCTTTAGCCTTAGCTTCTTCATCAGCTTTAGCTTTAGCTTCAGCATCAGCCTTTGCTTTAGCATCGGCTTCTTTTTTCTTAATTACTTCAGGGTTCTGTTTGATAGTAATTTCTTTAGTGGTTTTACCACCATCATTTTTTGCAGTTACTTCTATTGTATCTTGGTCGTTGGCTTCATCAATCTCATATTTTAGAGTGAAATTTCCCTCTTTATCAGAAGTCACTTTGTCACCAATAATACCATATCCAATTTGGACTTTTGTATTTGGTGTTGTTTTACCAGTAATTGCAGCAGTTTTTGAGCCGTCTGCAACAACTGACACAGGGATTTCAAGCGTAGGTTTATTACTTGATTCAGTTGTGCTTTTTTCGCCACTATTCTTTGAACCCGAATTACTACTCGGAGAACATGCAGCTAATGAAATAGCAGTAAGCATAGTTACTCCAATAAGTGCTATTTTTTTCATAATGTTTATGTTCCTAATCTAGCTTTTTATGAGAATCAAGACATTGCTCGTAAATTTCAAAAAATTAATTGAGATTGATTCTCAATAGCGATTTGTTCCATTTCCTGAGATGCCATATCATAAAATTCTTTTACAGATAGTTTAAATCTAGTTAAAAATCGTTCGGGAGTATAGTAGCAAGCGTTATAGTCTATTTCTTCTAAATAATCGATAGCCTTACAATGTATCATGAATCTGTTTGCCTTAGCTTCATTGATGATATGCAATTGACTTGGACTTAGTTTAGAAAGCGTACGTCCTTTAATTTTATGTCCGCATTCGTGTAAGATTACGCATTCAGTTTCACCTTCACTTAGACCTAGTCTAACAAATATAATTCCGTTTTCCGATTGACACTCTTCGGCATAAGGGACATAAAAACCCTTGTCGTGCAATTCAGGAGCCCATATTAAGACTATTCCTGTTTCACGCAAAATATCGTGATAGTCCATATAAACTCCTTATTTTTTGTTCTTGCCCGCAAAATAACCAGCTAGAAGCCCTTTTATTATTTCTTTGTCATGATCGTCCATTGGTTGACCTGAATAACCTTCTGCATTGTCAATTGCTTCAAGAAGTTCAGGAGAAAACTGAGGCACTTCAATTTCTTCACGTCCGAGTAAATAGTCAACTGATACATGGAAATAATCAGCTACTTTAGCTAAATCACTTGCTTTAGGGTTTGAAGTTTTCCAACGATAAAATAAATTATCACTAAATTCTAAATCTGCAGATACAGCTGGTAATGATTTCCCTCTTTTTTCTGCAAGTTTTTTAATCCTATCAAATGTAGTCATATCAGTCATTATAAAGGTCTCCTATAAATAAATTTACAAAAACGTAGTTTTAACCCTTGACAAGAACTACAAAAACGTATATAATGATTCTTGTAAGATAAAAAGTTAGAAAAAACGTTAGAAAAACAACTTAATCACAAACACAATAAATAAGCTTCCCGGCAGTTTTATATGTTTAGTTAAGGCTTTTCTCTATGCCTTTATTCTATACGAAATGTAGTTATATGTCAAGAAAGAACTACAAAAAACTAACTTTTTATCTAACTTTTTAAATATAGGAGGATAAAAATGTCAGAAGTAGAACAAAGTTTTGATTCTCAACGAAAGAAAATAGTTGAGTATTTGGAACAAGAGGGAAAAGGGAATAAAGATGTTATCTGGGCTTATGAAAACATCAAAGAACCACCTTATAAATTTCGTAAATCAGACATCAGTTCTGTATTAAACGGAAATCGGAAGTATACTCAGTCAGTTAAATGGCTTATCACATTTCTCATTAAATACTTTGACTTAGATTAGGAAAGGATTCAAAAATGAACGAATTAATTAAAAATTCGTCAAATGAAAATGACGAACAAGAAGCAACAGTTAAATCTTCACTTATCGAAGCAAATGAATTAATTAAAGCAGTCTTCTCGGACTATGGAATTCAAAATGAAGACGGAGAGCAAATCACTCGAAAAGAATTTGCTGACCTAGTTGGTCAAAAGATTTGGATAGCAGCTGATATTTTAGGAATTGAATTAGATTAGGAGAAAAAATGAATCAATTAATTACAATCACACAAAACGAAAACAACGACCAAGTAGTAAGCGGTCGTGAACTACATGAATTTTTACAAATAACAGAACGATACTCAACGTGGTTTGAACGTATGCTCAAATATGGTTTTGTTGAAAATATTGATTTTGTAGGGTGTAAAGTTTTTAACGCCCTAGCTAAACAAGAACTTCAAGACCATGCCCTCAAACTTGACATGGCCAAAGAAATTTCAATGATTCAGCGTAACGAAAAAGGAAAACAAGCTCGTCAATACTTCATTGAAGTTGAGAAAGAACTCAAACAACAGCTTTTACCACAAACTCCAGAACAACAAATCGCATTACTCGCTCAAGGTAACGTGAACTTGAATAAAAAAGTTGAACAAATCGAAAATTCAGTTCTTGATTTGACTGACCGATTCGGGCTTCCTTCAAATAAAGCTAAAGTTTTGCAAAAGAAAGTAGCAAGCAAAGTTTATATGTTTACTGGCGGTAAATATTCAAATGCTCATAAGAAATTAGGAGCTAAGGTATTCAGAGAATTTTATAAAGATTTGAACAATCGCTTTGATGTTGTGAAATATAGCGATATTCCATTAAGCCGTTATGACGAAGCAACAGAATATCTTGACATGTGGCAACCATCTTTCAATACAACGCTTGAAATTCGTGGATTGAACTCACAAACCAGCTTTGAGTTTGAAGCTTAGAAAGGAAATCAGATGGAATATAAAGATGATGATTACTTGACTACTCAGCAAGTAGCGGAAAAGTTTTCCATCCATGACCAAACTGTTTATCGACGTAGAAAAGCAATGGAGCTATTTCCACAATTTAAGTCTGGTATTTTCATGAATGGGCGTAGATTTCGATACAAAGAAATCAGAGACTTCATGCAGTTTGTAAATACTCCTGAGTATAAGCAAGAACTTAAAAAGCGTCAATCAGTTATCAAATAAGAAGAGGTACTCATGACCTACACATTTGTAGTCAACCCAGAAACGGGCGAAATCCTGTTTGACCTGGTACACGACTTAATCACACAAAACATACGAGCAATCAAGCTCATTGCAAAGAAATTAAATGCGGTACTCCGCTAGAAGGAGAAAAAATGCACTATATACCTAAATATTCAAGAGAGAGACAAAATAAAAGACAGTCACAAAAATTTGTAACCGTCATTGATAAAGAGAAATTAGCTAAAAGTTTGGATGAAAACAAACTCTTTGCCACTAACTTGCGAGGAGATACTCTAAAAAAAGTAAAGCTTACAGGGAACAAAACGAAAAATAACAATTTTGATGTAATTTACTATTTCAAAGACGGAAAAGTAAATGTACCAATAGCTATTAGTATCAGTAATGACTTATTTAATATTATGTTCCCACAAAAGAGTTTTAGAGATGAGTTGAAAAAAGAGGCTCCTGATGGTTCAGATATTTTCATTAATATTATCAATGTTGGCACATATCTTCTCAAAACGAATTATTAATTGTAGAAAGGGAACTCATGGAAACAACAACTAGAAATGGTCGTAAAGTTCGACTAATTCCAACACCAGTTGGTCATAAGCTACAAGAAATCGATGTAGATTATAAAAAATTATATGAGCAAGCAGTAGCTCAAGCGTCACGATTCTCACAAGAATATTGTGATGAAATTGCTGAAAAACGTTACTGGTACCAACGTGCAATGGAAAACGAAGTTTATCGTGAAGCGTGGGAAAGAGAACATCGTTTTGACAATATCGATTTAATTACAGTAGCAAAATAAAAAAGCCCGCACTGGCATGCGGACTAAGACGTGATACGTCTACAAAATTTTATACCTAGATTATATCACGTTTCAACAAAAATCGGAAACGGAGAACATTATGGAATTACAACTTATACCAGTAGATGGAGATGGACAAAGGGTTGAATTGAATCCATCAGCTATAAAAGATATGGATAACATCACACTTACAGAATTCTTAGCTCAGGCAAAGATTATAGCTGACCTTTACAAAAAGGGCGAAACTGAGGCTAAAAAGCGTCTTGATGAAGGTCAACAATTCAATCGTTTGAGTTATGGCAAAGCAGCACAACAAAAGGTTTTAACCATGACTAATAAACAAAAATATGACCTGGTTAAAGCTCATGGTTGGGATTGTGTAGAGCCAATTACTTTAACTAAACTCAAGAGTAAATTTGGAGATGGAATCGAACAAGAGCTTGAGCAGTCCATTGTTTATAAAGATAAGAAAGCACCTCTTAAATGGGATGCGTGAGGTAAATTATGGCAGATTATGAAGAACAAATGCTTGCCTTACAAAAACCTTTGCAACCAGACCGAGTAGTTTGGAGAGTTCAACAATCAGGATTTTCTAAACAAGGGAAACCTTGGGCTATGGTTCTTGCTTATATGGATAATCGGGCAGTCCAAGAACGTTTTGATGAAGTTTTTGGAATTGCCGGATGGAAGAATGAATTCAAAACAGCTCCAGATGGCGGGACGTTATGTGGTATATCTGTTAAGTTTGGAGATGAATGGGTCACCAAATGGGATGGCGCAGAAAACACTCAGGTTGAAGCAGTCAAAGGTGGTTTATCCGGATCAATGAAAAGAGCTGCTGTCCAATGGGGAGTAGGTAGATATTTATATGACTTACCTACCAGTTTTGCTCAAACATCACTTGAAAAGACTGATGGTTGGAACAAAGTTTTTGATAAAAAAGCAGGAAAGAACTTTTGGTGGAATAATCCACAGCTTCCAAGTTGGGCTTTACCTCAGAATCCAAAGGTTCAAAATACAAAAGCTGACTTTACTGAAGAAGAGGCACCAACTCCACCTAAATTATATGTTGTTGGTAAAGATAAAAAAGAATTTGATGAGAAAAAGCTTCAATCTGTAGTTAACAAGATGGTAAGTATTGCTGGAAAAGACTATGGGGCAAGTATTAATGAACAACAATATTGGCTAAAAATGCCACTTGATGAAGCTTACAATGATATCGAAAAATTCGTAGATATAAAAAAAGGAAGAACAAATGATTAATAATGTCACATTAGTGGGGCGAATCACTAAAGAGCCCGAATTAAGATATACACAACAAAATAAAGCAGTTGCTTCATTTACTCTTGCAGTTAATCGTCAATTTAAAAATGCTAATGGAGAAAGAGAAGCTGACTTCATCAATTGTGTTATCTGGGGTAAATCAGCCGAAAACTTGGCCAATTGGACTCATAAAGGTCAATTAATCGGAGTTACTGGTAGTATTCAAACTCGCAACTATGAGAATCAACAAGGGCAACGAGTTTATATTACGGAGGTTGTCGCAAGTAATTTCCAAGTACTTGAAAAAAGTAATCAAGCAAATGGTGAACGAGTTGGTAATCCAGCTGCAAAACCACAAAATAATGGTTCTTTTGGAAGTAATCCAATGGAAATTTCAGATGATGACCTACCATTTTAATTAACAACCAGGTGCAGCGTGCGTAACAAATGCTTAAATTCGAGGGGCTAGGCAATGCGCAACATCCCCCAGCCTTTAATTTGAATAATAAAACTTGAAATAAATATAGAAGAAAGGAGAAAGTTTGGAACAAAGTACAAAATTCTTCAATCAAATCCCAGTTCCAATTGTGGAAGCTGATGATTTAAATGATTTTGAAAAACTTCTTTTTAGTGAAATATACACGATGGCTAATTCTTTTGGCAGTATCTTTCCTTCAAATGCTTATCTTGCTAAAAGGTATGGCAAAACAACTTGGACCGTTTCAACGACTTTGAAAAAGTTACAAGAAAAAGGCTATATAAAAATGGAATATGAATTCGAAGGTAAAGAAGTCAAAAAAAGATATATTTACCCCTATTTAGATTTATCTAATGGGGGTATTGGGAAAAATCTAAATACCCCTAGTGAAAAAACCAAAGAGGGTATTGGGAAAAATCTAAAAGATAATATATCAACTAATAAATCAATTAATAAATCAATTAATAATATATCGGACAAGTCCGATAAAGAGTCTGATTTAGAAACTAGATTTAATAATCTTTGGAAAATATATCCTAACAAAAAAGGAAAACCGAAAGCTCTATTAGCTTATAAAAGAGCTGTAAAATCTGGTACGACAGACGAAGATATTAAAACTGGGCTCGAAAATTATTTGTCAGAAATACGAATCAAAAATACCCAACAGAACTATATAAAACATGGTAGCACATGGTTTAACGGTAAGGGTTGGGAAGATGACTACGATTTAACACCTATTCAAGGATTTAAAAATAGCAAAGTTGTCAAATCTGCTCCTAACTGGTCTAATCAAAGATTTGAAAAAGACGAAGAAACACTGACAGCGGAAGAATTCGAGGAATATATGAATGGCTTGGACTCTTAAAAAACGTGCTCTTGATAATGGGCTATCAGAATATTACCGTAGCTTTATTCCTGGGATTACCCATAAACAATACTGCAGATATGTTGAAAAAGCTTATGAAGAGGAAATAGTATTAAGTCCTATCACTTTTATCGCAATAGTTAAAGGTATTGACAATGAAAAAGCAACCGAAATATTTTTTGAAAAAAATAAAGAACTGACAGATTCAGGAGTAATTCCTGCAATTTCTAGATTTGGAGAAGCAAGTGAAGTTTGAATTTGAATTGGATAAAATGCCAACTACTCAGCAACAAAAAGGCATTAAAAAAGTGAATGGGAAACTTCAATTCTATGACCGTCGAGGAACAAATAACTACAGTCTTAAAGCTCAACTCATGAAACATAAGCCGAAAGAATGCTTTGAAAAATATGTTCCTTTGAAGCTATCTGTCACTTTCTTCTACGCTATTAAGCAGAAGAAACGCTGGTGGCAATGGAAAACAAGCAAACCTGACTTAGACAATCTTATGAAGAATTTACAAGATTATATGACTAAGTTGCGTTATTACAGTGACGACAGCCAGATAGTATGGCTTGAAGCTAAAAAGGTTAATGACGAGAAAAACAGAATAGAAATTGAAATTACGGAGGTGTAAGAATGATATTTTATCGAATTAATGAACTTGCTAATAAACGAGGAAAATCTTTACAACGTATCGCTATAGATTTAGGTCTGGTCAAAGCTATTTTTATAATATGAAGTATTTCAAAACTTCACCTTCAGCCGATGTGATAGTGAAATTAGCAGATTATTTTCACGTTAGCGTTGATTATCTTCTCGGTCGTGAAGCAGTAGATAACTATGCTAGAGGATTTATTGATGGCATGGATTTTGTAAAAAAAGCAATGTTAGAAAGTTTGAAAAAGGTATAAACCATGATTAAAACAAATTTTGTCACTTTAAAAAAGCTATATGGATTGGCAAGAAATAATAATTTCAAAGCCACTAAAAAAGACTTGTCTGTGAAAATCAGTGGTCGAACTAAGTACAATCACGAACTTTCTCAGCTTTACTTGGATATTTGCAATAAATACAACCATTCAAAGCAAATGAAATGGAAAGATTTATACAAAACACTAGAAGATTTGATTCAAGGTTTAGCAATTGAACTTTAGAAATGGATAATTTACATGATAAAAAATGAATATGTGAAACAAACATTATCAGGAGATAGTCAAGAGATTAATATTTATAAATCGGCTGATGACGAAAAATGGAATATCTCTTGTACTATTCCGAAATTCGCAAGAAAATATTCAAAATTCTTAGAAGATGGCCGAATCGTCACAAATGAAAATTCAGGGCAAATAGTTGAGATCCATGGAACTTTAAATAATAAAAGTGTTTCCTTAACCGTCGCTCGAGATATCAGTGACGAGGAACGCCAGAGAATGTCTGAACAGTTCAAAGCTCGTTTGCTTGAGAACAAAGAAGATTAGGGCGCTACGAGATAAATTAGCTCGCTTAAACCATTTCATGGATAATTTATCACGAACAATCTAAAAGCGCTTAAAAGCTAAAATATGAGGTGTTAATATGACAACGCAAAAAGAAAAGAATGTTTTGGAATTTAAAGATAAAGATGTTTTAAAAAACTATCGGGTCGCTGATGAAGATGACGAATGGTTTCACGAACAATGGAAAAATAAACTAAGTGGATTGAAAGAGGCAGGAGATGGCAAGGTTAGAAAAAATTTATGATGTATATTTCAATGGGATAAAAACGGGAACTGGTACAAAAAAAGAGCTTTCGAAAATGCTTCTTGTTTCACCTCATTCAGTCGCTGGATGGGTTAAAAATGGAAGAGACAATTCTCCAAAAAAGAACGCAGTCAAAATCGCAGTCGTAAATGAAAAAGCGATGATAGAGAAATATCCCGGTTGGAAACCTTATGGCGGTTCAAAGTCTAAGACTTCTGATGAAATAACTGATCGTGACCGAAGAAAGCATGAAACAAAAGAAGAGCGTAGATTGCGAAGAAATATTCGAGCCCAAATGGCAATCGAAAACTCAAGAAAAGACGACAGCGTCTTTAAATAAAGGAAAACAAACAAACAATGAATAAAAAATTAATCACAACAGCAGTAGTCGCAGCAGGAATCTTTGGTTCAGCAACTTTTGGAGCTTATGCAGCTAATGCATGGGCAGGTCATCAAAATATGGTCGCTGTGCAACAGAATATCTCTATCTTGAAACAACGCTTGCTAGACCGAAACGAACAGCTTAAACAGGCGAATAATAGCTCACAGCAATATTCAGACCAACTGAATCAATTGAACAACCAAATCAACCAGTTGAAAGACCAAATCAATCAAGACAACTCAAATTTGCAAAATCAAGCTGCTGGATATCAAAATCAACTGAACGCACTCAATCAGCAAAAATCTGATGTTACCAATCAGTTGAATCAAGCGAACCAAGATAAGGCGAGCATGGCTCAACAAGTTAGCGATTTGAACTCAAAGCTAGTTGCCGCTCAACAAAAGACTGACGAGCTATCTCAAGCTGTGACTGATGCGCAACAGACTAAAGACTTATCAGACGATGCTGTCAATGCGACGAAGTGAGGTGTGAGATGAAACTAAGCGATAAATTATATTTTAGAAACAGATTCTAGAAATTCATACGCTATTTGGCGTAACGAAGCATAATGGAGATTACCCATAAATTCTCCATCTGATTCTATTTCATTACCTTCTTCGTCTTTAGTGTAAATGACTGCTCTCCATCCATCTGTATTTTTAGAAAAATTATAAAATGTTTCACTCAAAGTTCCGTCGCTGTGAGCACCACCACCTTTATTAGCGATTTGCATGACGAGTTGTTTTCGAGTGATTGTATTTGAACCGTTTCTATAAATTGGCTGAGTCCACCATTTATTAAATTCAACCCAATCTTTGATTTCGCTTGTGTTTAGAAAAGGCAAGAAAACAAGGCCATTCTCAGCAGGACTATAACTTATACCTACTAAACAATAGTCTGCCATTAAATTTTGAGGATCAATTGGATAAGCGGTATTTAAAAATTTTATGTTCTTGTATCCCAAATACGATAAAAGACTTGTACTCTGTTTAGTATCATGAAGCATAACTCTTAATCGAGTAGCTATATCTATGGAAACGAATTTTTTACCTGCATCGTAGTTATCACAGGAAAGTTGTAGCATTTGGATGTTTTCTTGAAGTTCTTCGAATAGTTCTTCATTAGTTTTTATGTGATTTGTCATAGTAACTTCCTTTCTACAAAATATGATAACACAAACTCCAAAAAATAAGAAAGAGGTTAAAACATGGAAAAAAATAAGATAGATAAATTATTAAATAACATTCATAAATTAATTACTATAGATAGAGATTATAATGAAAATTCACGTTTTATATTTAAAACACTTTCTGAAATATTAAACGGAAAGAAAATAGTAACAAAAAAAGAAATTAAAGATAGAGTATTGGAGGACACGAAAAATGGCTAAGTTTGAAGAAGAATTTAAAGCATTAACTAGTTGGGACTGGGTAAATGTTGATTTACTTCAGCAGATATTAACAAAGTTCGGTAATTGGCACTCAGAAGAAGAGTTTCAGGAGATGAAAGAATCATATTGGAATCAAGCAGAAAGTATATTATCAATGCTTGATGAGATAAAATCACTCAAATCCCAACTCCAACAGCAAGCCCTGCCAGTCGTGCCTGAAGATGTCGATGAAGCTATTAAATACTTGAAAAACCATAATAACAGTACATTTAGTGACTTAGGGGATATTTTGACGGAAAAAGGCTTTAGTTGGCTGAATGATTTCCAATTTAAAGATAGACGATTCGGTTTTGGTGGTCTAAATAATAAGTTATTTATCCTTTCTCATTTAGCTATTACAGGCTACACAGTCGAAAAACCGCAGCTGTTCTATTTGAGAGATGAGTTAACTGGACAATTCCTTGCGAAAGATAATCAATTTAAAAATAAGGATAGATACTTCTTTTGGACAGGAGCAGACCCACTTACGCATTCTATTGGCACTGCATGGAAGTTAACCTTCACCCAGCAAGAAATCAACAGCATGGAAACTGGGAGCTATGAACAGATAAAAGTGGAGGAAGAAAAATGAACGATAAAAAATATTATGTTCGATTGAGACCAATGGACACGTATTTGATACGCAATAGTCCATCTAAAATTGGCGTGCTTTGGATTGATGAATCAAAACAGCCTTTTACAAAATCAGAACTAAGTAAAATCATGGGTGGTGCTTTTTATATAACACTACATCAAAAATCATTTACTGCTCCACTGGTAATTGGTAGGAATTGGATTTGGTCTGATGAATTGCAAGTCTATGAATGGATTAACCCGCTCATTGAGCTTGTGCCTGTGGAGGACGGAGAATGAAAACAAAGTTACAGGTTAAACGAGAAGAAGCTGGATTAACTCCAAAGAAACTAGCCTTAAAAGTCTTAAATGGGCATACAGAGCATTTAAATATGATATCTGCAGGAATTGTATTACATGAAGCAAGGTTACTTGACTTGAATGAAGTTGGAGTACTTGATAGATATGCGATTGCTCTTAACTGCTCTGTTAATGAATTAGTGGAGGAAGGATAATGACATTTGAAGAAGCAAAAGAAAAAATAAATGAACTGTTCACTGATCCACAAGCACCTGGAAACTCAGTAGGAGATTTTGACCCAGAATTTACAGGTTATATTGAGGACTTAGAAGAAATTATCGAAAGTTTAGAAGAAACGTATTTACCAGATATAAGTTTAGATGAGGAAGAAGAATGAATTTAAGATGTAAAGATTGTGAAGTAACTTTTGACTCACCATATAATAAGGATTGCCCATTTTGTGGATCTGATGCCTTTGTTGTTCAACTTTTACATGAAAATAAAGAAACCGAACCTGATTATTGGATGATAAGAGGGGAAATTTGGAGTGATGATATTGCATTTTTAGAAGCTCATAACGGTACATCATCAGAAGTTCAAGCAGCAATGGATGAATGGGAAAACTATGCCGTTCCGTTATATAAATCGCCTGCTACCACTGACAAACTTTCGGTTGAAAAACTCCAAGAACAGCTTAACACTGCGAAAAAGGCACTGACAGAAATAGAAAAAATGTATCAAAAACAAAGGGATAGATTTCTTAATAGTGAAATGAACGAATCAGCACGTTCACATTGTGAAAGCCAGTTGAAGTTGTTATTTCCAGCTCATAAGGCTTATGAAGTACTCGCAGCGATTGGAGGGGATGATGACTGATAAAGATATAGAAGATATAAAAAAAGCATTTGAACCTATTCTTATCATGATTCTAAAATTACCATTTTGGTTAGAAAGACATTTGGAATGGTACACAGTGGATTCCAAATATAACAAGTATAGAAATGAAGGGAGCGGCGATGAGTGAATTAGGAATTAAGCCAGAAAATTATTATTTGGATGTTTTACAAAATCCAGATTATTACCTAACTGGAGAAAAACCGATATACAAAAAAATAATCAAAGAGGCATATTCTCGTGAGCAAGTGCTTAAATTACTTGAATCCCAGCTCGCGATTCCTAAAAGCATTGTGGATATGATAGACAAAGAGATTATGGCTGATGCAGTGACTAAGTTTGCGATGTTTCACGAAGGATTTGAGCGTTTATGGTTATCGGATGAACTGGAAATGTATTGTGCTAATAAAGAAAATTATGCTTTAGCATCCGCCTACCTCGCAGGCAAAGCCCTCGGAGTTGATTTAGTGAAAGTGGTGGAGGGATGAAGTATATAAAATTCACATTCCGAAATGGATTCCACGAGCCAATCGCTGAAACTTTTCCATTTAATGATGATGCAACTGAAGAAGAAATCGAATATGAATTTAACGATTGGTATGGGAATGAACTTGACCGTGCAGGAATGTCAGGTAATTGGGAAGAGGTCATAGAATGACCGACAAACTAATATCGCTGGTCAATGACTGGTGGGGAGGGATTGAATGAAAATTTTTAAACGGAAACCAAAGAAATTAATTCAAGCAAGGTTTATTTATGATACGAGCCGTATTGGAGTTCATAGTAGCTGTTCTGATTGGCAAACCGTTTCTGAAAAACAATTTCAAATTGCTATAAATACACTTGACGGTTGGTCTAGTAATCAGTTCATCGCTCTAGGCAACTTGGTTAGAAATCGTTACGACATTAGAGGATTTGAAAAAAGGGAGATTAAATGAAACTTTTGTGTAAGCTGTTCGGGCATAAGTCTGAAACATTTCATAAGGATATATTTTGTAATAGATGTGGCAAGTGGTGGTGGTACGTAAGAGAAATCAACCGTTCAAACCTTGACGAGTCTAGTGGTAGCCACGTTAAATGGCTTGATAAACATATGGATTGAACGCAAAAAAAGAAGAAGGAAGACCTTCTTCTAAAAGACTAAATTGATTATTGACGAAATAAGAAGATAGATGAGTGTTAAAGTTCTTAGCAACGAATAACAAGTTACTAAAAATTCGTTCAATTCTCGTAAATAATCAAGTAGGTTTTTAATTTTTTTAGGATATCTCATAGCGAGCACCTTTCGATACTTCATAATTTCAATACCAACTATATTAAATATTTAGTATTGAGAAGCTCCTTTTGATTTAAACAAAACTCTTAAAAAAGTTTTGTTTAACTATTTTAACTTACTCATCTATCTTATTGAACATAATTATTTTATCATATTCTGATTGAAAACTAAACTGACAAAGTATCATAGGAGGTATTATAATAAAAATAAAAAAATACCTGTCAAACCTTTAGTGATAGAGGTTAACAGATATAAAGATACTTTCCGATTATATTATATATTTACTAATAATAAAGGAGATTTAAAATGAGACGAAGAAAAGCAGAGATAACAAGTGTCTATGGTGGAGATGGAGCGAAAATTGATTCTTATGTTTCTCATTATGGTTATGTTAATATTCCACGCTTTAAGCACAAGAAAAAGCCCATCTCAATGATTAAGGCTTTGGAAGTGAGAGATAAGATGGAGCGGAGAAAAGTATTTTATAACTCTGAAACTTGGAAAGAAATACATAATAAAAACTTACCTGAACTCACCCCTCTTCTAACCGAAGTAGGTGGCGGAACTTTAGGAAAAATTTCCGTTACTAATTTAGAAACAGGAGAAAAAAGGTGGAGATGAAAGATAAGGTTATCAAAGGACTAATAAGAGCAACTTGTTTATCAGTCTTTTACCTCATATTTGATTACATTTCAAGAAATTGATTAGTTGAAACTAGGCAATTCCTTTATATCTTGATTATGATTCTCTATTTATGGAAGGATAATTGAACGCAAAAAAAGCCCAAATCAATGATATGGGCTTTGAGGGATAACAAGTTAACGTGATGATATATCCATACAAGATGAACACGGCCTAATTTGAAGTGATGGATAAGTTCTACGAGTGTATTCCATTGCTTCGATATCATTTTCAAAATCCCCATCAATAAGATATGAATCATTAACTTTTGGGCGATTAGGGCAAGTTCCTTTGTGTACTTCATGATAATCACTGAAGTCACCACTTTTATCTACGACATAGCTCATGAGTTAGTCCTCCTTCAAATAGTTTGTATTGGTTATACAATTTTATTTTAAAACTATTGCTAACTAAGTACAAGCAATATGATTTAAATAAAAGGAAATATAAAAAAGCCCAAGCTGACCTAGCTTGAGCGATTGTTGTAAAAATTATTAGTTACTATTGAATGGTCACATTCATTATATCACTGATTAATTGATAACTATGAAATTTGATTTATTAAAAAATCTTTAACTATAACAAAAAACCCGAACTGACCAAGTTCGAGTTATATGTTCTAGGTTTAAATTTTATTCTTAAAATTTAGGTCTACTACATTATACCATAATAAAAATAAGTTATAACAAAAAAGCTCGAGTTGACCAAGCTCGAGCGAAATACGAATTTACAACTTATTATAATATTTTTGGTCAGTTATATTATATCACATACTGAGCTAGGAACTCGCTAAACTCAACTGGAGGAGAAAGATGCTAACAGCAATTGTACAGATAATGACATCTATTTCAATAATAATTTTATTGGTTCTTATAGTTTTTACCGATAAACGTCTAAATAAGTTAGAAGCTAGGATTGAAAGTTGTATAGATTTATATAACCGAGTAGATTTAGCACCACTTCGTGTAAAAATTCATTATCTTGAAGGAAGTATCAAAGCTTTATATAAATATAAAGTATTGTTTAAGCGTGAAGGATGGTTTGGAATTGGGAAGCTGGAAGAAAAATATTTCTTTACCAAAAAACAAGCGGATGAGTTTATTGATTCTGATGATCTTAAAGAAGTAGTAATTGTTAGATTAGAGGACAACGAAACTAAAATAATTAAATGAACAAAAAAGCCCACGGCAATGGGCTTTACAAACGATTTATTCTAATACTATTATAACATAACAGGAGTTAGAATATGACAAAAGAATTGACGAAAGCGCAATGGCACGATGTTCGAATGACATTAAGAATTATCATTCGCAATAAGAAGAATGCCAAGCAATCTCAGCTTATCAATGAAGCATTAGATAATATTAAAGATGAAGATGATCGTAAGATATTCAAACGTTATTACATTGACGGTTGGGGAATCATTAAGATCACAATGAATATGTATTACTCTAAGAGCGCAGTCATTGCGAGAAATAATAAAGCAACGCAACAGTTTGCTGAGAAATATGACGATGGTCATTTACTTAAGATGTTTCATGAATAATATAAAGAACGCTACTTTTTCGTAGCGTTTTTGTTTTACGATTGAATCATGATAGATGTAAGCACACCAAAGGCAAGGCACAGGTTCTATTGTTCGGGCGCTTGGAGACGTATGAGAGAACAGATACTCAAACGTGATAACAATGAATGCCAATGGTGCAAAGCAGAAGGCAGGGTGACAACGGCTAAGACTGCGACACTAGAGATAGATCATATCAAGGAACTTGAGTATCATCCAGAGCTTGCACTAGAGCCTAGTAACCTGCGTACCTTGTGCCACGACTGCCACAACAAGAGGCATGATAGACACAGATACAAGCAGTTTGATGATGAAACTTTTGAATTCTGATTTTATTGTTCGGAAATTACAGAAAAATAATTAAAATATACCCCCGGGTCTAAAATAATTGGGTTTATTTCCAAATTTACCATAGACCGGTTGGGGTTTTTTAACCAAATATAAAGCCATTTTTTTGAAAGGGGGGGGTAACCATGGCAAAAAGCAAACTTGAAATAGAATTATTAGGTCTAATTAATGAAAAATCAGCTTCAGAAATCGAAAAGGTGGAGAGATATTGTAGTTTGGTTAGAATATCCAGAAACCTTGATAAATCTATTTCTAAAGATGGAACGATGATAAAAGTCGTTAATGGTAATCAAGAATTTTTGAAACCAAACCCTGCCATTTCTGAGAAAGTAAAAATTAATACAGCTCTTATAAAATTGGATGAATTTTTCGAGGAAAAACGAGCCGAAAAGGGCAAAAATAATGATTTTAATGAGGAAGAATTATATGCTGATTAAATATGTCAGTGACTATATCAATTCTTATCATGCTCAAAAAGTAAAACTTAACAAGGAACGTATAGAACTTGTTGAATATATCGCTAGAGAAATTGAACCTCGTCTTGAAAAAAAAGAGATTTACTTTGATGAAAGTCAAATAAATAAATGTATCAGATATATCGAAACATTTTACTTTAAACTAGAGGACTTTCAAAAATTTATTATTAGTTTCATTTTTTTATTTTGGAGTGATGGGAATGATATTGTTTTTGAACAATTTTTAATCATGATGGGGCGTGGTGGCGGTAAGAATGGTTTAATCTCTGGAGTAACTAACTACTTGCAAACTCCAATGCACGGAATTCCCAAGTATCATATTTCGCTTGTCGCAAATAGTGAAGATCAAGCTAAAATGAGCTTTGAAGAAATCTACGACACAATTGAGATGAATGAAAAACTCCAAAGAATGTTTTCTTGGGGTAAAAAAGAAATCAAAAATCGCAAAACCCAGTCTATTATTCGCTATAAGACAAGCAATGGAAATACAAAAGATGGTTTGCGTGACGGTGCAGTAGTATTTGATGAAATACACCAATATGAAGACCATAAAGTAACAGATGTTTATATTTCTGGTTTGGGGAAAGTTGCTAATCCAAGAGAGTTCTATATCGGAACAGATGGATTTGTTCGCGAGGGATTCATTGATGAAATGAAGGAATTAGCTCATAAAGTACTCAAAGGTGATGCTGATTTTGATGAATTATTTCCTTTTATTTGCAAACTGAACGATGAGCAAGAAGTCGATGATCCAACAAATTGGGAAATGGCTAATCCTATGTTTACTCTTCCAATGAGCAGTTATGCGAAAAGATTGTATAAAAAGGTTACAAAACAATATAAAAAACTAGAGGTTAACCCGAGTGGCCGTGATGAATTTATGACTAAACGGATGAACCTGCCGGTTACTGACATTGAAAGAAGCGTGGCAACCTATGAAGAATTAAAAGCAACTAAAAAAGAATTTCCAGAATTAAGAAATCTACCAGCGGTTGGAGGATTTGACTTTGCCTCTACTCGTGACTTTATCGCAGTTGGTGCATTATTTAAGGTTGATGGGGATTATGTTTTCAAATCTCATTCATTTGTTCGTAAAGAATTTGTTGATAGAATATATAGCTATTCAAAACCAAATGAAAATGTTAACGGTAAGCGACGATTTGCCCCGATTAGACAATGGGAAGATGAGGGATTGCTCACAGTATTAGATGAACCGTCAATGGATGCACAACACGTTGTAGATTGGTTTGTTCGTATGCGTGATGAAGAAGGCTATGAATTCCAAACTATTTGTGGAGACGGTTATAAAATGAGGGAGTATTTACAACCTAAATTTGAAGAAGCTGGGTTTGAAGTCTCTTGGAATGGCAAATTTGAAGAACCGCTTGGTTATCGTGTGGAAGTCATTCGTAACTTTAGAGCCATTGATGCGCAATTATCAACGGTAATTGAGAACAGTTTTGCTAATCAAAAAATTAATTTTGGTGATAATGACATGATGCGGTGGTACACAAATAACGTGCTTCGACATTTGAAAAAAGATGGGAATGTGGAATATATCAAAAAAGAAGATGTCAGACGAAAAACAGATGGATTTAAAGCTTTTGAAGCAGCAATGTTTAAGGCTGATTTACTAAATGAAGTAGATACAACTGATTTCTATGATAATTTGGGGTGGTTTATGGGATAAAACGATACTTTTTGATTGTAAAAATATTAGATAATTTACTTATGAAGTTATCAGCGAAAGCAAACAAAATGTAATTCGTTCGCTTGGATATACTTCTAACGTTGCTGGACGATAAAACCAGCGTAGCAAGAGAGAACACTGAAAAGTGTGGCTGAGGGGCTAGGTTCGAATCCTAGACTTGCTATTCGATTGCATGCTTAACAAGTAGTGCATGGAAAAATATAGTGTGGCGAATGAAGTCCATTAAATGCAGAGAGGGATGCAGCTATTATATTTTATTACAGGTTGTCCATTGGGCAGCCTTTTATTTATAAAAACGCTACTTTTTCCCTCTACTTTTCCATTAAACTTGAATTAAAAGTACGGAAAGGAGAAAATGTGGGACTATTTTCAGACATTTGGTCATCTGTAAAAGATAAATTAAGTACAACCGATTTAACTGGGTATGACGCATTATTTAATGCACAAGTCACGCTTGGTATTAAGAATGCTGCTTTAGAATCTTGTGTTTCTTACTTAGCAAGAACTGTTTCTAAAGGTAAATTTGTATTTAAAAACGAAAGCTCAATTACAGATTCTAAATTTGATTATGCTTTAAATATGAGACCGAATCCTAACCAAACAGCTAGTGAATTCAAAATTTCAATGATAAAAAAGCTGTTAAATGGTGAGTTATTAGTTATACAGGATGGTGATCAGTTCTATATTGCTGATAATTTTGTAACAAACTATTCGCTTGACGGGAACACATACACGGGAGTGACAGTTAACTTCTCCAATAGCAAAGTTTCTAATGCTCCTAATTCTGGACCATACGCTCAAAAATATTTTAATAGAACCTTTATTCAAGGAGTGGATTGTTTTCACTTAGATAATGACAATATTGGTATAAAAAAATATGTTGATAGTCTATGGGATGATTATGGGAAATTATTTGGAATCTTAATTGCTAATCAGCTCCGTGTAGGGCAAGTTAGAGCAAAAATCAGTATTCCTGTTACTAGTAAGATTGATGATAATGAAAGAATAAAATTACAGCAACAATATGCAACAACCTTATACGAAAAAATGATGAATGATCCTATTGTCTTTATTCCTGCAGACGATAAAGCAAAGTCTTCGTATGATGAAATTTCTTCTAGCAAGTCCGCAACACTTCAAAATCAGATTACTGACTTTTGGTCTTTAAAAAAAGTTTTTATTGGAGAAGTAGCAGGGTTGCTTGGAATTCCTCCGGCACTAGTGCTTGGAGAAACTGCTAATAATTCTGAGAACTTGGATTTGGCGATTGAATCCGCAGTGATTCCATTGGGCAATAAATTATCTGAAGGATTTGCAAGTATTTTAATTAAAAAATCAGGATATTCAGTTGGTAATACCCTACAAATGACTGGATTTAAAACAATTAACATCCTTGACCGTGCAGATGCAATTGATAAAGTTGGTTCAAGTGGTGTGGTTAAAGTAAATGAAGTCCGTGAGGCTTCTAATTTACCTCCAATTCCTGATGGAGATAGATTCATTATGACAAAAAATTATCAAAAGGAAGGAGTACCTATTGAAAACTCTTAATTTACACGGGCCTGTTATTGACTCAGATGATTCTTGGTTTTATGATCTTCTAGAAATAGAAAATATTAACGCTAAGTCAGTTGAAGAATTTTTAGATGAAGCGAACGGTGAAGATATCAAACTATCAATTGATTCAGGCGGGGGTTCGGTACGTACAGGAAGTTCAATCTATACTTTATTGATGAACTACCAAGGAAAAATTACTGCAGAGGTAACAGGGCTTTGCGCATCTATTGCTAGTGTCATTATGTTGGCCGCTGAACACATTGCAGTATCTCCGGCAGCGACTATTGTTATTCATAATGTTTGGTCAGTTAATCAAGGCGATTATCGCGATATGGCTAAACAATCTGATGTATTGAAAGAAATGAGTTCTAGCATTGCTAAAATGTACGCTAAAAGAATGGGATGTACATTGGAAGAAGCGCAAGCAGCAATGGATGAAGAAACTTATTATTCTGCAGATCAGGCAGTAGATGCAGGAATTGCAGATGAAAAATCATTCGAAGAAGTAAAAACACCCCTTCAAATGATGGCATCAATGGACCAGGCTTTCTCCAGCGATAAAATTGCCAAACTCAAAAACTTTATGAAGGCTCAAATTAAAAATGAAACTAATAATTCGCAAGAATTCAAGTTGGATTCAGAACAATATCAAGGAATAACAGATCGTTTAGATCAACTTATTTCTTTTGAAAGTGAAGAACCAAATGAAGAACCAGTAGCAAAAAAATCTAATAACTCGGCAGACAAGCCACTTAAAAATCAAAAATTTAAACCACTTTTCCTAGGAGGAATTAAATAATGGACTACACAAAATTACCTAATTACGAAGCAGCTGTAGGAAAATATACAGATGCAGTTGCTAACGGAGCCGATGAAAAAGAACAACAAAAATTATTTGCTCAGTCTATGGAAGTTATGGGCACTGAAATTGTTGAAAAACTTGCTGATCAAACAAACGAAAAAATCAATTCATTGATGTCATCTCGTTCTGCTGAAGTAATGTCAGCAGAAGAAACAAAATTCTTTAACGATATTACTTCTGGTGTTGGAAATGTAGAAAAAACCTTGCCTCTTGAAATTATCAATCAAGTTTTTGACGAATTGACTTATGCTCATCCTTTACTTGATGTTATCAATTTTCAAGATATGGGACTTCGTACAAAAGCGATTACTTCCGATGGAATCTATGATGGTGGATTAGCAGTATGGGGGACATTCACTGGTGATATCCAAGGTCAGTTGAACCAAAACTTCGGGGAACATGATTTTTCTCAAAATAAACTTACTGCGTTTACTGTTATCCCTAAAGATGCTCTTGACTATAGTTATGATTGGCTGAAAACATTTATTGTCTTACAATTATCAGAATCAATTGCAGTTGCTCTCGAAACAGCTTTAGTACTTGGAGATGGGAATAACAAACCTGTTGGTTTAATCAAAGATGCTACAGTTGTAAATGGAACTACTACATATGGGGATAAAAAAGTATCAGCCGACCTTTCACCGCTTGCTGCTTTAGAAAATTCTCAAGATGTTTCCAAACAAGCTGCTAAAATTCTAGCACCTATTATGAAAAAATTGTCATTCAGCGAAAAAGGTATTCCTCTCAATATTGCTGGACAAGCAAAAATTTTGGTTAATCCTCAAGATTATTACAATTTCACTGCGATGTTCTTATATTTGAACGCTAATGGAGTATGGGTTGATATCTTACCTTTCAATATTTCTGTAGTCCAATCAATGGCCGTACCTGCTGGTAAAGGAATTGTATTTGTTGCAAATCGATATAATGCTTATCGTGGAAAAATGACAATGCAAGAATTTGACCAAACATTTGCTCTTGAAGATCTTCAACTTTATACTACTAAATCATTCTATTGGGGCAAACCAAAAGATAACAATGCTTCAGCGCTTGTTACAATTGCGGCCGTACCTGCTGGGTAAGGAGTAGTCAATGAAATTAAAAGTAAAAGCTGTCTTTGATGATTTAAAGGAAAATGTTAGACGTGAAGTTGATGAAGTTTTTGAGGCTTCCGTAGCAAGATTCAAGGAGCTTGAAAAAAAGCTCCCTGGTTTTGTTGAAAAAGTGGAGGAAAAAGAAGATAAATAATAGGAGTTAAATATGAGTACTGCAGAAACTTGGGCCAATGATAACCTTAATTCATTCAAACAAAGAATGAGAATCAGTACTAATGATTCTGACGAACTTGCTAACTTAACAGATATGCTCATAGCCTCTTATACCTCAATTCTTAGATTAGTTGGAGTTACTGATGCAAGTGATCCAGAAGTTAAGGAATTAATTTTTGAGCGTTCACGTTATACTTACAATGATGCTTTAGATGAATTTAAGGAGAATTATAAGCAAAATATCCGTGATGTATTTTTGGCCAATCAATCTTCTGTTGATGAGGTAATAACATGATTAAATCTCAGAAAATGCTTAAGTCATCTAATCGTACCAATAACGGAACAATGCGAACGCAAGTTACATTTCAAGGAGTAGGACTTGATACGTCATTTGACGGGAGAGGCGGTGATCCTATTGTTCTTTTTAAAACCTACGCAGATGTTTATTCCCCTAGTAATAAAGATTTAATGATATTGGGGAATCAAAACGTTAAGAATGGTGCGACGCTTAAAATTCGTGACCCAATGACTGGTTATCAGCCTAAAAACGATGACAAAGTGATTATTGATGATTCGAGATATGCAAATAAATTATGGAATATCATCGATATTCAGCCAGATTTTCATGATCGTACTTTCTTAAAAATAATACTTGGAGGTACAAATCTTAATGAGTAGTTCAATGACAATCAAAGGATTTGAAGAGATTGAAGCAAAATTGAGAGAAAAGTTCAGTGAAACTCGTGTGAAGAAGATAGAAAGCGATGCACTTAAAGCAGCTGCGGATGAAGCTGTAGTTGATTTAAAGAGTGCCCTTTCTCAATTTGCAAATTCTGGTGATACAGTAGCTGGTGTTGTTCGAGGGAATGTTTCTAGAACATCAGGATTACCCGTCATAAAGATAGGTAACAACGGTAAGCATTGGAGACTTGTTCATCTTGAAAATAATGGTTTTGTCAGAAATGGTAAATCATATCGTTATAAAAGTTTTGGTGCTTTACAAAGATTTTCAAATGCTCAAGGACAAAAATTTGTTAAGACAGCGCAAGATAATTTGAAGGAGTTGCTAAAATGAATGATATGCTAAGTGAACTTATGCAAGCTTTAGCTAATGACTCTGATATTCTAGCAATTCAAAGAACAGGTGGGCTTAAAAGTTATTCAAGATATGAAAATTTACCTGAAAGCTCAACAAGTATAACAATTACTCCGACTGGTCCACCAGAACAAACAGCTATGAGTAGCAATGATTCACTAGCTAAACATTTTGTCTATCAGGTCAGCATAGAGGCAATTGACCGATTAACAGTAAAAAAATTACAGAATGCAGTTGAAAATATTCTAAAAACAAAAGGATTCTTCCAGATGAATGGCGGACTAGATGAATATTTTAGCGATACAAAAAGATATGTTGATGCTCGGTTTTATGAAGGCAATAGCAATCTTTATGAAAATTATTGAAAATAAGGAGAATAAATAATGTCAGTACCTATTGGTTTTAAACGTTTAACAATTCGTGTAAAAGATGGTAAAGACCCAGTTCTTGGGACAAATCAGTTTGTTATCGAAGGAAAAAAAGATAATGGTGGGATGGTTTCCGCTAAAGTCTCAGGATTAGCGGTTGATGCCGTAAAATCTTATTCTTCAAATAAAGTATACTCCATTTCAGGAAAAGGAGTTGGAGATGGTAAAGTTGATTTCGATATCATGGACTTCCCTGAAAAAATTAAAAATGCAGTGCTTGGAATTGTCGCATCTACTAACGGTGTATACAAAGCTACTGCAGATCGCACTTCTCCATATTGCTCAATTCTATTGGAGGATGTAACACCTCAAGGTAATCCATATTTAATGGCATTTGTGGATGGAATGTTCTCTTCTGATGGTCTTGAGTTTAATACAGTACAAGGTAAACAAAGTGAACTTCCATCAGAAGCCATCAGTTTTGCGATTGGTTCTGATGATAATGGTTTGTATTACTCTACTTTTGTTGGAACAGGAACATCTACTGATGCAGCTGGTATTGCAGAGATTAAAACTGATGCTTTAATGGTAGCAGCACCTGCAGGAGGTGAGTAATAAATGACTAAGTTGTCAATTACTCTTCGTGATAAAGACGGGGAGTTCACTGTTACTCAAGAACATGTTAGCGGTCAAAAACTTCTTGATTATTGGGATATGGCAGTTGAAATTGAAAAAAACGTTGATAAGATGTCTATTTCAGACGTTTATAAAAAACGTATTAATTTCATTGCTGGTTTATTTGATAGTTCAAAGGTAACAGAAGAATCAATTTTGGCAAGTGTACCTGCTTGGGGATTGCAAAATTTCATTAAAGATGTTTTTGAAACGATTACTGGTTCAAAAGAAGTTACGGGTGACGAAAAAAAGGAACAATGACAGTCTCAGAAGCTCGTTCTGAATTTCTAGACTTTGTAAAAACGCTAGTATCTACTGGTTCATATACTTTAGCAGATATCCTTAGTAATGATTTTTCTACAGTTGTTTCTGTGGTTGGTGCAAAAATTATATCAAATGATGGTAGCGTAGATGAGCCTAAACAAGAAAAAGTGTTATCGCTTTGGGAATTTGGGCAGTCATTAAAATAAAAACAGCTCATAAGAGCTGTTTTTTTATTTAAAAAAGAGATATAATTAAATAAAAAATACTGGAGTATTTCATGAAAAGAATAGCAATAGTTGGAACAATTATAATCGCTTTAACCACTTTAGCAGGTTGTGGGAGTAAAACAAAAGAAACTAGTGAAGCAAAACAAAGTTCTAGTGTACAAGAAGGAACTAGTAATAAACATTTTTCGTGGACTGAACAAGACTTCAATTCAATAGTTGTGGGAGATGGTTCAGGAAAAGGTGGAGAAGATTTCGAAAAACTTAAAAATAAATTTGGAGAACCATCTCCTACGGGATCTATAGGTGCTTCACAAATTTTTTATGCATGGTCGAATGGAAAAGAAAACTCTCCTAACCTTGAATATGTTTCAGTCGGAGTTGCTAAACAAACTGATGGAACTTGGTTAGTATTTTCTAAAAAGCAAGAAGGCTTAAAATAGGAATAATGATTAGGTTTTAATAATAAGGTGAAAAACGCTACTTTTTAAGGGCGTTTTTTGTTTATCCTTGAATTAACGATAAAAGTTCAAGGAGAAAGCCATGGCAGATACACCTTTAGGGAAAATGATAATTGAAATGGGCTTTGATGATTCCAGCTTTGCAAAGGGCGTCACTGGCGTTAACAAGCAATTATCCGCCTTAAAAAATGATTTAAAAACTTCTCAAACCTCATTTTCAACATTTGGGAAAGGTGTTGACGGAGTTAAAAGCCCAATGGAAGTTCTAACAAAATCTATTGAGGCGCAAAAAAGGCAATTAGATTTACTAAAAAAATCTTACAATGGTTCACTAATTGACGGAAAAGCAAGCTCTAGCACTCAAAAATATGCGACTGATATTTCTCGTGCAAATGCACAATTAATGCAATACCAGGCTCAATTAAAAAATGCGGCGATTGAGCAATATAAACAAACCTCTATCTTGCCTAAAATGTCTTCAGGACTAGGAAAAGTAAGCTCAGGTTTAAATTCAATTGCTTCAAAAGCTATGCCTGCTTCAATTGCTATAACTGCAACATTTGCGAAAGGAATTCAAGCAGCAACTAATTTCAATGGTAAGATGACTGAAATCCAAGCTTTATTATCAGATGGGACACCAGCAAATGTTCTTTCTAAGCAAATGGATACTTTATCGGACAAATCTAAACAATGGGCTAGACAATACGGTATCGATACCTCATCTATCAATGATGGTATGGAAGAAATGATTAAGCGCGGTTATGATTTTAATCAAACCGTTGGGGCTATGCCAGCAGTATTAGATGCCTCAAGAGCCTCAGGGGAAGATTTCGGAACAGTAATGTCTGCATCAACTGCTATTCTTGAACAGTTTGGCTTGAAGACTGAAGATACAGCATCCATGATGAAAAATACCCAACGTGTAACGGATAGTTTGACATTTGTAGCCAATAAAACATCCGCAGGATTTGAAGACATGGGAATAGCAATGGAATATGTCGGGCCTGTTGCTCACTCTTTAGGTATGAATGTTGAACAAACCGCTGCTGCAGTAGGATTGCTTTCAAATAATGGTATCGAAGGTGAAAAAGCTGGTACATCACTTCGTGGTGCTCTATCTCGCTTGTTAAAACCTACTAAACAATCTTCGGCAGCTTTTGAAGAACTTGGCATTAATATCGATGAGTGGAAAAAAGGAAATATCGGTTTACCTGATATGCTTGATACCATCAAAAAACATACCGAAGGTATGACAGATGCAGAAAAAAGTTCATTAGTTGCTAAAGCGTTTGGTGTAGAAGCTCAAACAGGTATGAACGTGCTGATTAACCAAGGCGGAGATGCATTACGTAACTTAACCAAAGAAACTCAAAATGCGACTGGTTATACTAAAAAGCTTGCAGACCAAATGAATAATTCTGATAAGAATGCTTTTAATAAAGCTAAAGCTACTTTGGAAGTTTTATCAATTGATTTAGGGCAAAAACTCTTACCTTCAATCGTGCCAATCGTTAAAGAAATAGATAATTTAGCTGGTTCATTTGAAAAACTAAGTCCAGAAACACAACAATTCATCATCAAAATGGCAATAGCAGCGGCAGCAGTATATCCTACCACCAAAGCATTAGAAAAAATGACCGATGCAACAAAAGGCGTAATTGATGGTTTGAAATATCTTGGAGCAAAAGGGGCAGGCGAACTTGCACTTAGAGGGATTGCTACAGAAGCAGAAGGAGCTACGGCTGCAGTTGCTGGGGGAGGCGGGTTATCCGCTTCTCTTAGCGGAATCTCTCCAATATTAGCTGGTTTAAGTCCAGTTGCTGTAGGTGCATTAGGTGTAGCTGGTCTAGCGGGGTTAATTATCGGCGTAAGCAAAGCTGTAGATGAAGCAAAAGATAGAGTTAAGTTCTTTGGTCAAGTGGAAGTTCCAAAAGAAACTGTTGATAAAATAGATGACTTTAGAGGACGAATTGACAAAGCCAAAGTAGCAATGGAAGAGTTCGGTACCGGAAGCCAGAATTCAGCCCAAAAAGTCAAAGATGCTATCAATTCACTTTCCGAAGGTACTAAAGGTGATATTGACAAATCAACTAAAGAACTTGAAGATGCAATGAAACGAACGGGTTATACCGCTGACCAAATTGCTGAAATGAAAAAAAGGGGTGAAAGTGCTAAGTCTGTTGTAGAAGCTGCTGCAAATGATATTTCTCAAGTTTACATCAATGCCAATAAACGTGACGAAAAAAATAGAGCATTGACCGTTGACGAACAAGCTCGTGTAAGTTCGAATATGAAAGTTATTTTTGAATCAGAAGCTGACGCACTTAAAATAACGGGTGATAAAAAGAATACTTTAATGAAGGCTCTCAATGGTGAGTTCAATAATATGTCTAAATCTCAAGCTCAACAAGTTATCAATGACATGCGGGGGATGAGAGAACAAGCGAATAAAGAATATGATCAACAAGCCGCAGACCAGAAAAAATTGCTTGATGGTCACATTATCACTCAAGATACCTATAACGAAAATATGGCTGCAGCAGAACAAGAACGTGTTGACAAACTAAGCAAATATGGAGTAGCTGTCGCTAAAGCTGAGGATGTAATCAGAGGAAACCTTAAATTAGGAGAAGCTGGTTACAAAGAATGGCGTGAAAACGCTGAAGCAGAAATGGGGTTATATGGAGAGTCATTCGATGAAGCTTTAGCTAAAGCTGGTGATGCAAGCAAGAAGTTAGGAGATAATGGCAAACTCTTAGCCAAATATACTACTGGCATGTCGGATGACGCCAAAAAAGCCAATGATGCATGGAATAGTATTATTTTTGACCCTAAAACTGGGGAAATCAAAACGAATGCTCCTGAAGTTATAGCAGAAGCTGTTAAATCTAAAGAAGGTTGGGATAATATGCAGTTCATCTTGAAGAACGCTAATTTAACAACGAATGCCAGATTTACAGTCGCAGAAGCTTTAATTGCAAGTGGGCAATGGGACCAGCTTTCTCCTGAACAAAAGAATTTGGTTGTCAACAATCAACAGGGGTTGCTTGCTATTGCTGATAGTAGACAAAACATGAAAATTTGGAATGAAATGCCAGATTCTGTTAAGAAAATTCTTGGTGATAATAAAGATTTCTTACAAAATAAAGAAACTGCCCAACAAGCTTTAACTGGTTGGAATACACTTCCTGCTCAAACTAAAAAATTATTAGGTGATGACACTGACTTTTTGAGCAAAAAAGGAAACGCAGCTCAAGCATTGAATACGTGGAACTCTATGCCAGAAAACGTTAAAAAGCTTCTTGGTAATGATACTGATTTCCAAAACAAAAAAGGAGCAGCTGCTAGTGCATTAAAAGCATGGGATGCCATGCCTGAGAATGTTAAGAAAATGCTAGCTAATAACTTTGATGTACTATCCAAAAAAGAAGGAGCTACTAATGCAATTCTGCAATGGAATAATTTGCCAACTAACATCAAAAAATTATTAGCAAGTAATCAGACGTCAGAAGGGGTTAATTCAGCGAATGCATGGATAGAAAATAATTTCAGAGGTAAGACTGCTAATTTATTCGCTAATTCTCAACCAGCTATTGATACTCTTAACTCTTTTCTGAATTTACCGGCTGCTAAAACTGTTCAAATTGTTGCTAGTACAACTAAAAATGCCCAAGGTACACCATACCATCCAGGCGGACTTGCTATGGTTAATGACCAAAAAGGGCCAACTTATAAGGAATTGATCAGTTTGCCTAATGGAGTAAGTTTTATTCCAGAAGGACGAGATGTGACAATGCCACTGCCTAAAGGAACTAAAATTTTAAAGGCTAGCAAAACAGCTCAACTTATCCCTAAATATGCTGATGGCACTGGAGGAATTCCAGCCAATGCGAAAATATTTAGAGATATGAGAGCAGTTCAACAACAGTTAGTAGTTAATAATCCAGTTGTTGATAATACTGAACTATTGAGTGCTATTTTAAAAGCTATTCTAGACAGCGGTACTAATAATGATGTTATTAAAGCAATTAGAGCTTTAGCAAATCGGCCATCAGTTTCTGTTTTTGATAAAAAGGATGCTGCTAAAACACTAACAAAATTAATTTCTGAGAATCAAGAGAAAGACACTCTTATTCAAACTTTGATTGGAGGTCATAATCCGTGAATAAAATAATGAAAATAACACTTGACGGAATTGACATATCAAAATTGTTTTATTCTGTTACAAATATCAAAAGAAATATTGGTTCAAATTGGGTTAATACAACTAGCCCTAGACTTCAAGGCGTTGATTATCTTTATAACGCATTAGGCGGTAAAACAATTTCATTTGATTATGAAATTAATGGCACATTTTTTGATGAGATAAATGCCAACAAAGAACTTCTTGCGAAATATATTAATGTTAAAGCCCCCGTGCCTTTAATTTTTAACGATGAACCAAATAAAGTCTGGTACGTTGTCCCTGATGGCGAACAATCTTTTGAGCAGATTACGGGTACACTTACTTTTTTGGTACCTAAAGGTTATGCGGAATCAGTCGATACAAAAGTATTAAATAATGATAACTCAGGCGAAGAAAATGGAACCATCATAAACAATGCTGATAACTCAGTTTCGGTATTGATTAATAACAATGGAACCTTGCCTATCTATCCCACAATTAAAGTTACCCCAACATCTGAAACAGGCTATTTAGCCTTTGTTGGTCAGAGTGTTCTTGAAATAGGTAATCCAGATGAAGCAGATACAACTACAGCTAAAAGTCAAAAGCTAGTTTGTGATTTTAAAACTAAGTCTGATTTTGAAACTAACTTTGTTCCAGATACAAGCTGGACGACTTCATGGCCAACAAATCTTGAGGGAATGCCTTTAAATAGTACCATTGCTTGGAAAGATGATGGGATTCGAATTGGAGCAATGGCGCAATCTTCGCTTTGGAACGCAGGAGTTTTAAGATATGAAGTACCTAAAGATGATTTGGGTAATTATGTTAAAGATTGGCATGCTAATTTCAATACGCTCTATATTCAAAAGAACCTTGAACAGTGTGGCAGATTCCAAATTCATTTTGCGGATGAAAACAAGCAACCACTTGCTTGCTTTGAAATCTATAAAGGGGGTGTTGGTGAAAATGCAAGTTTGAACTTTTGGCTGATTGGTGGAGATAAAAAATTAAAACATTTCAAAAACCATACATTCTCAGCGACTTCTGGAAAACCAGATAAAAACGGTGCTCCACTTTTTGCTGCAAGTCATGGCGGGCAGGCGATTGTCAAACAAGGAAACAAAATTTCTTTTTACTGGCGAGCGATGGCTGAAACTTATCTCATGGATGATGTGCCAGCATCTACCAAACTTGCTTATGTTTATGTTGTGATCGGGAAAAGACGATATTATCAAATGGTTGCAGATACAAGTCTTAGATCATTTAAACTCATGAATCTAAACAATGAGTACACTGTGGATATTCTTAATAAGTACCAACCAGAAGATGAAATAAAGGTTGATATGGAAAAATCAAAAATCACAGTTAATGACTTAGGGGCGAACTCAGACTATATCACGGGTTCAGAATTCTTTTCAATTCCTCCAGGAACAAGTCAAAGGCTAGATATTGTGTATTCAAATTTCACAACAAGCCCGCCTAAAGTTGAAATCGAGTGGAAGGAGCGAATCTTATAATGTTAATCTCAATTCATGACCACACTTTAAAACGGGTTGGTTTTCTCAGCAATGATGATTCAGAAACACCCGATTTTAAAGACGATAATTTTCATAGGTATTTGGCACAGGGCGCATCAACCTTTGATTTCACTGTAAACAAAATTAAAAATGGAGTAGTCCAAGATTATGTCCAACTGTTAAATGAACGAGCTTATTTTAGCTTTCAGTATGAGGGAGAAGACTTTCTTTTTGATTCTGTCATTGTCGAAGAAGATGATGACAAAATTACTTTCAATTGTCTAACTCTTAATCTTGAAATGAGAAATGAAGAAGTTAAAGCTTTAACAAATACTGCCAGTCACAATATTCAATGGTATTTCGACCAATTAGGCCTAATCAATTTTGCAAAAATATCACTTGGTATTAATCAGGTTGAAAATGATACAAGGGTCATTAATTATGATTCAGAAGATACTAAACTTGCTCGTTTAATTTCAGTCATTCAGAACTTTGATGCCGAATTTGAGTTTGTCACAAAATTAAAAAGAGATGGAACGCTTGATAATATCACACTCAATATTTACAAGAAAAATGATGGTGGTGATATTCAAGGAGTTGGTCAAAATAGGAATGATGTGCTTTTATCCTTTGGCGAAAATGTAACGGGGGTTAATCGAAAAGTTGAAAAGTCTCAGATATTTAATTCACTTTATGTCACTGGGAAAGATGGGTTAAGTTGGAAAAACTCTTCCTGGTCAGTTACGAATTCAGAAGGGCAAGAAGAATTCTATAAAAGAGCTGGTGAAAGTTACGCTAAAGCCCCACTGTCTGCTCAAATGTTCCCCTCACAGCTTCAATCTTCGAGCGGTGACATATTTACCAATAAAAATGTAGCAACCGAATATACTACAGTCAATGCAATGTGGGGCTATGCTTTAAGTCAGTTGAAACGATATGCTTATCCATTAGTGACTTATGAAGTGACAGCCACAAGTAACTTGACTGTTTCAAGTACTGGAGATGGTATGCCTTTGCATATCGGAGATACAGTAAGAATTCAAGATAAGAATTTCATTGATTCTGACGGGAATGTTGGCTTGTTTTTGTCGGCTCGTGTGAGTGAATTAGAAATAAGTTTCACTAACCCTACAAGTAACAAAATTACGTTTTCGAATTATATCAAGCTTAAAAGTGAAGTGTCTGATGATCTAACTGCTAGAATGCAAGAAATTATCAATGCTAATACTCCTTACCGTCCTGACATCACTTCTACCAATGGCTTGCAATTTAAAAATGGAACGGGAACGACTACATTAGGCGCACATATCTATTTCGGTTCAGATGATAAAGAAACGACTGCGGATAGCTACGAATGGTCGAAAGACGGAACGGTTGTTGCGAACGCTCAGACTATCACAGTTGATGCCAGCGGAGTTGTGGATAAAGCAGTTTATAGCTTTAAAGCAACAGTTGGTGGAAAAGTAGTCGGTAGTCAGTCGGTGACTATTACCAATGTTAATGATGGTGCTAAGGGCGCACAGGGCCCGCAAGGTCCACAAGGATTAAAAGGTGACCCTGGAGCAACTGGTATCCCCGGACAAGCCGGAGCTGACGGGAAAACAAGTTATCTTCACATCGCTTATGCCACAAACTCAACTGGTACGGCTGGATTTGATGTATCAAATGCGACTGGTAAAACTTATATCGGACAATATACAGACTTTACGAGCGCTGATTCTACAGACCCAAGTAAGTACACATGGAGCTTGATTAAAGGTGATAAAGGCGATAAGGGAGACCAAGGCGCCCAAGGTATTCAAGGTTTGCAAGGGCCTACTGGAACTCAAGGGGTTGCTGGCCCTAAAGGAGCTGACGGAAAAACGCAATATACACATATCGCATACGCAAATAGTGCCGATGGTGTAACTGATTTTTCAACTTCTGATTCTAATCGTACCTATATCGGGATGTACGTTGATTTTATTATCAATGATTCAACCACCCCAAGCGATTACTCATGGACGCTCGTTAAAGGAGCGGACGGAACGCAAGGGACACCAGGAAAACCTGGAGCTGACGGTAAGACACCATATTTTCACACAGCATGGTCTTACAGTGCAGACGGTACGAACAGATTCACGACTGTTTATCCGAATTTGAATCTTGCGCTTGGGACTAAAAATTCTGTCAGTGTTACGGGCGATGCTGGAACAAGTACAGCTACATCTCTATATACTCTCCGAGATTACTTGGTTAATATCGCAAAACTCAATCAATCCTTTACGTTTAGTTATGACTGGGAGGCGACAGGTTCTAATATTTCTGGCGTATTTTTCCTTAAATTTTTAACATCATCAGGATTACCCATACTTGGTTCGACAACAACTACAGCATTATCTTCAACAAATACTAAGGGGCATTCGTCACTTAGCGGTGCTATAACTCAACAAATGCTTGATTTAGGTACTGGAAATAAAAATATATATCTACGTCAAAATAACGTTCCTAAAACTGTCAAAATTACAATAAGTAACTTAAAAATGGAGTTTGGTTCAACCGCTACTCCATATATGCCTTCATCTAGCGAAGCCACAACTGCTGACTGGCCTAGCTACATCGGTCAGTACACAGACTTTACGCAAGCTGACAGCACTAACCCATCCGACTACACTTGGAGTTTGATACGAGGAAATGATGGAGCAGCAGGTCCGCAAGGTCCACAAGGTCCAACTGGCCCTGCTGGAAGTAACGGTACACCAGGAACAAATGCGATAAATATCGATCTATCTAATAAATCATATAACTTCCTTGCAAATCTTGAAGTATCAGACTCAGGATCAGTCATGCAAGCAGTTGCAGGAAGTACTACCACGACATTTACAGCGCTTCAAGGAACGGCAGCAATTAATATTACTGCGTTGACCTGTACGACAACATTGCCAACAGGTATGACCGTTTCTATTGGTACTTTAAATGCACTGTCAGTAGTTGTTACTATTTCTGTTGATAATACCATGATTACGCCAAATGGAGTACTTAACTTTTCAATAACAGCAGGAGGGGTTACAACAACAAAAAGTTTTAGCTATTCTCTTGCGATTAATGATTTAACAGTAATTAATTTGGCAGCTATTAATTCTAATCTTGGTAATGTTAAAAACATCTACTCTCACTATAACGGTTCAGATGGCGGAACCTATAGTGGGACAATAGAAATTAATGATGAAAATATTAAAATTACTGCGACTAATGATAATAATAGTAATGAAGTTTCTAAAACACAGATGAATGGTGAAAATGGAATATGGCATAGCACTAAACTACAAAAAGCAAATTCACCAGGGGTATATGTTTTAAGTAATTGGTCACTTACTGGAGCAACTTTAAGTTTTGAAAGCCAACAATCTGATTTAACTTATCCAAATGGATATTCTTATGCTTCGTATGGTATTGACGTGCATGCTAGAAATATCGTTGGCGACAGTATTTCTCAAACAAATGACGTTATAACTTGGACGCCTATTACGCTTAATAATGTTACAAGTGCTGTTTTGATGTATAAAATCATCAATGGTGTCATTCACTTAAATGGTCAAGGAAATTGGGGGAGTTTTACTGCAAATCAGTCAAAAACTATTGCCACGCTTCCTGCTGCATTATGCCCTACACTTACTGTGAACAAAATAATTACCACTCAAAATACAAACAATAATGATAAGCCAATGGAAATTCAAATTCAACAAGGCGGAAACGTTAATATTTGGTCTATGACTGCATCAACTGGAGGACGTTATGGCGGGTTTGAAGAAAGCTATCCTTTGGGATAGAAAATAAAAAAGAAAGCAGGGTTATGGAGGTACTAATTCATGATACGCTCTATTTTATAAGAGACATTATAAATTATTGGCCAGCTATCATTTCAGCAAGTGGAATTGTAGCTCTAGGCTATCGCAAGCTCAATAAAAGGCAAGATGAGCGAGATAAGGCGCAAGAAGAACAATTGCTAGTCATGCGGCAAGAAATTAAACGAATTGAATTTATGCAAGCCGTAACTTTAGATTATGGTTTGCAAATTGTTGGAAGTATTTTTGACGAATACGAAGAAATGGGAGGGAATCATTACCTCCATAGTGTTTATGAAAAATATAAAAAAGAAAAAGAGGAAAAATAAAATGGATCAAAATTTAATGACAATCTTTAGCGGTATCTTGACCTTAGCTGGTTCTATAGTGACTTACTTCATTTCACAGGCTGCTAAAAAACATAGCAATGTGAAAAATATCGATGCTTTAGCAAAATTGGCTAATCAAGCAGTAAGTTGGGCACAGAAAAACTTCAATGAGAATCCTGAGAAGTTGTCTGAAGCTATTAAGTATGTGACAGAAGAGGCTAAACGAATTAAAATCAAAACCAATCCCGCTCAGATTGAAGCTCAAATTGAAGCTTCTTTGGCCCAATTGAAAAAGAACTTTACTGCTGACCCAGTTAAAACTGTTAAAGAGGTTACTGAAAAAGCGGTTGAAGTTACTGGTCAAGTTGCTCAAGCAACGCAGAAAGCGGCTGACATTGTTTTTCCAATTATTGAAGAAGTAGAAAAATCAGAATCAACAGAACAAGGAGAATGATATGAACGGAATTGACATTTCCAGCTATCAAGCAGAATTAAACGCTGGAATTGTTCCCTCAGATTTCGTCATTATAAAGGCCACAGAGGGAACTAACTATATAAATCCAACTTGGGAAGAGCAAGCTGGACAAGTAATTCAAACAAATAAACTTCTGGGTTTCTACCATTTTGCCAATACTGGAAATCCAATTACTGAAGCTGATTTTTTTATCAGTGTTGTTAAAAATTATATTGGCAAAGCAGTTCTTGTTTTAGACTTTGAAGCTGGGGCAATTAATGCATGGGGAAATGTTGGTGCCCGTCAATTTCTGAATCGAGTAAAAGAAAAAACTGGAATCAATCCGATGATTTACATGTCAGCAGAAGTTACTCGCCAGTTTAACTGGAGTACGATTTCAAACACTAACCCTTTATGGGTTGCACAGTACGCTTCTATGAACCCTACAGGCTATCAATCTGAACCATGGACTGACGGGAAAGGATATGGTGCTTGGAGTTCAGCGGCTATCCACCAGTATAGTTCAGCAGGTTCACTTGCTAATTGGAATGGTAATCTTGATATAAATCTGGCCTATATTAAGGCTAACCAATGGAAAGCACTTGCGAGTCCAGGCGGAGCAGACAATTCATCAATCACTGATGAAACAAATTTAAATAATATAATAGAATATGAGGAAGAAGAAATGCACTTTATTCAAACAGTCGATACAAAGCGAATCTATATGATTAATGCTGGAATGTATTCATGGATTACAGACCCAGGAATGTGGACTAATTATCAAAAAGCATTCCCTAAAGCACCAGTTATCCCACTATATCAAGCACAAATGGAAAAACTATATCGTAAAAATGTGTAA